ACGTCCCGACCTACATCGCGGGTGCGCGGCCTTTGGGTAACGCGGCACCGCTTCCGGTGTCTGTGGTGGGCACGGCGACCGTCAGCGGCACCGTTTCTGTCAATCTCAACGCTGGCACCGCCCTGTCGAATGATGTGGGCCAGCAATACCGCGCCAATGCGACCGGCGCCGCATCTGGCGCGCACATCGTATCGGCGCCATCCGTCAATGCCACGATAGTCAAGAATACCCCAGGCCGTGTGCTGGGCTGGTGCCTAGCCAACACGAACGCGGCCTATCGGTATGTGAAACTGCACAACCAAACGACAACGCCGACTGCCGGGGCGGGTGTGGTTCGCACTATCGCGCTGCCGCCGAATAATTCAGTGACGTTCACGATTGAGGGCGGCATCGCCTTTACCACAGGCATCGGCCTGACCATTGTGACCGGATCGGCGGATGCTGACAATACGGCGGTGGGGGTTGGTGATGTTGTGGGCGATCTGTTCTTTGCGTGAGGGGGTTTGAATGAGCGATTTGTCTGAGCATATCCGGTTGCAGGAAAACCGCATTGCCACCTTGCGCGGTCAAATGGCGAGCGCCGAAAGCGCTGGCGACGTGGCAATGGTGGCGAGCCTGACGCTGAAGATTGCCGAGGCCGAAGCCGTGCTGGCGAGGCTGCAAGCAGCGTAAAATGCTGCTAACGCTTTTACAGTCGCCGGCCGTCACAGGGGTTGTCGCAAGTTTAACTGCGACCGAGAACGGTCCAGATATTCTTGCTGCCGACGCTTTTATTGGCTATAAAGTCTCGGCCTCGCTTGCGGCAACAGAGTCAGGGCCGGATATTTTGGCTGTTTCGGCGTTTATCGGCACCCCGCCTCCGCCGCCGGCGACAGACATTTATCTGATTAAATTGCGTTCTTTTACGGAACACAGGAGATTTTGACGATGGCCATGAACATAAAGGCAATCACTTCTTGCCTCGGCTACCAACAGATCACTTCGCTAAGCGCATCCACCGCGCTTACGGTGCCTGTGACGGACGCGAACGGCCTTTCTGTCAAACCTACGATTGCCATTATTACCCCCGAAACCGCAGGGGTCCGTTGGCGCGATGATGGCGTTGCCCCAACCTCCACGGTAGGGATGCCTTTGGCGTCCGGCGTGACCTTGCAGTACGACGGCGATTTGACAAAAATTCGCTTCATCCAGCAATCCGCTGGCGCTATCATCAACGTCAGCTATTACGCATAAGGAGGTTTTTATGCCGGGCATACTCAACGAAACCGCCGCTTTTGACCCGGTGGATTACTACACCAAGCAATTACCGTTGGAATTGGCGCGGTTGACTGAATTGCGGGATGAATTGCGTAAGCGGCAAGGCGCTTTGACCGCCGTGGAGGAAGCACAAAAGGACCGCGAAGCCGCGGCGGCTGAATTGGCGACCGCCAAAAGCCAAGCGGCCGAAATTCTTGCGGACGCCAAAGCCGCGGACGGGAAAGCGAAAGCTAAAGCCGCCGCGCTGGACGAACGCGACGCGACGTCCGCCCGCGCCGCCGCCGAAGCCAACCAAGCACTTTTAGAGCGCGGAGCCGCGGTGGTTGACCGCGAACGCGCGGTGCTACTGAGAGAAGCCCAGGCGGCCGTCAAAGAACAATATTTGGCCGACGCTGCCGCTAAGCTAGAGGCGGAACGCAACGCTTTTAACGCCAAGGTCGCCGCTTTTCAAAGCATGGCGTCCCAAATGCAGGCGTAACCTTTTCCGTCGGCGGATCGCCGCCGGAGGCAACCGTACTGGCGCGGTTCACCAGGGTTCGTGAGGAACGATAATGTCTGACGCAGTACAAGAGATAGCGGAAACACCCGCGCCGGAACAGGCAGCCACGGCGGCGCCTGCCCCCGATGTTTCTTCGCCGGAAGCCCCGCCTACGGAGGCGCCAAAAACCTTCACCCAGGAGGAATTGGACGCTATCGTAAGCAAGCGCCTGGCGCGCGAGCAACGCAAATGGGAACGCGACCAAAGGGTAAGACCCGCTGCACCCCCGGCTATGCCGGATGCGCCGTTGGACCCTGCCGACTTTGACAACGCCCCTGCTTACGCCGAAGCCATGGCCGAACGGAAAGCCGCAGCCTTAATCGCGCAGCGAGAGGCTGAAGCCGCCCACACGGCTATGATGGACACCTACCGCGACCGCGAGGAAGAAGCCCGAGGCAAATACGTTGACTTTGAACAAGTCGCGTATAACCCGACGCTTCCAGTCACGGACGTGATGGCGCAAACCATTCAGTCTTCCGACATTGGCCCCGACTTGATTTACCATCTTGGGTCCAACCCGAAAGAAGCTGAGCGAATTTCCCGGCTAAGCCCGCTGTTGCAAGCCCGTGAAATCGGAAAGATCGAAGCCCGCTTGGCTGCCGATCCACCGGCGCGCAAAACAACCTCGGCTCCCGCCCCTATTGCTCCTGTCACCGCTCGTTCTACGTCGGCGCCAACCTACGATACCACTGACCCACGGTCTATCAAGTCAATGAGTACGTCGGAATGGATTGCGGCTGAGCGAGCGCGGCAGGCTAAGCGGGCGGAAGACACCCGCAACCGCTATTCATAGGATATAGGCCATGCCTAATTCGCTTCTTACTATTGACATGATTACCCGGAAGGCTCTCGAAATTCTTGAGAACAACCTGGTTATCACGCGCAACATCAACCGTCAGTACGATGACAGTTTTGCCGCCGAAGGCGCCAAGATTGGCTCGACGCTGCGTATCCGCCTGCCTGACCGCGCGCTGGTCACGGACGGCGCCGCGCTGCAAGTGCAAGACGACAACGAGCAGTTTACGACGCTCACTGTTGACCGGCAAAAACACATCGGCGTCAATTTCACCTCTGCCGAATTGACGTTGCAGCTTGACGATTTTGCCGACCGCGTTCTCAGGCCGCGTATTTCGCAGCTTGCGGCGTCTGTTGATGCAGATGTGGCTACCACCTATTCCCGCATCTTCAATTCGGTGGGTTCGCCAGGCACTACGCCTGCCACGTCGCTTGTGTTGTTGCAAGCGCAGCAAAAGCTGAACGAATACGCCACGATGATGCCGAACCGCTACGCCACGGTCAATCCGGCGGCTAACGCGGGCTTGGTAGAAGGGATGAAAGGTCTTTTCAACCCCGGCCCCACCATTGCGCGGCAGTTCAAAAACGGCATGATGGGCGAAGACGTGCTTGGTTACAATGAAATCAACATGTCGCAGTCCATTCAGCAGTTCACGACCGGCACCCGCACTGGTGCGCACACGGTCACTACGACGGTTGCCACGCAGGGTCAGTCCACCATCAACATCACCGGCACTGGCACCCAAACGCTGGCCGCTGGCGACGTGTTCACGGTGGCTAACGTGTTCTCGGTCAACCCGCAAACCCGCCAGTCCACCGGCTCGCTTCAGCAGTTTGTGGTGCTGGCCGCCAACACGGCCGCCGGCGGCGCGTACACGAACGTGTCTATCAGCCCTGCCATGTACACCCCCGTCAACGCACTGGCCACGGTGGACAGCTTCCCGCAGTCCGGCGCGACTATTACGTTCCTGGGCGCGGCGTCCTCCACGTTCCCGCAAAACTTGGTGTACCATAAGGACGCCATTGCGTTTGCCACGGCGGACCTGTTGCTGCCGCAGGGTGTGGATATGGCTTCGCGCCAAGTGCATAACGGCATCTCCATGCGCGTTGTGCGCCAGTACGACATTAACAACGACCGCCTGCCGTGTCGTATTGATGTGCTGTACGGCTACTCTGTTATCCGTCCTCAGATGGCCACACGGCTTTGGGGCTGATCCTCTAACCGAAAGGAATTTTCGACATGCCTATCGCTAACGGTTCAGGCGGGTATCAGGTTGGTACTGGTAACACCAGCGAACCCAACATTGTGCCGATTGACCTGCCAATCTCTATCGCCGCCACCGCCACTCTGACGCCCGCGCAAGTTTTGAACGGGCTGATTTTGGCTAACAGCGGCGTCACGGCCGCCGCGCAAACGTACACGTTGCCGACGGTAGTGGATTTGGAAGCGGTGCTTATCAACTCTGACCGCGTTGGCACCGCGTTTGAATTTCGCGTGGTCAACCTGGGCACGTCTTCCGGCACCGCCATTATCGCGGCGGGTACGGGTTGGACTGTCTCCGGGTCGCTTACTATGACGATCCCCGTGACTACGGGCGCGGCGTTTGTCGCCCGTAAGTCCGCGGCCGGCGCGTGGACGCTCTACCGCGTGTCGTGACTACTAGGCCCCCGCCTTGCGCGGGGGCCTATCTTTCTTTCTGGAAGGATTTGCCTCATGGCCGTCATTTACCTGACCCACCCTGTTTTTGGGGACAAGGTTGCCACGTCTGATTTGGAAGCGGAGTACGATTTGCGTAACGGCTGGTCCCGCGTCACCGCGTCGGCAGAAGACGCACCCGGCGAGGACGCCGAAGTGAACAGCCTGCTTGCCGCCGCCCGCGCCGCGCGCCGGCGCCGCGCGCCCGCGCAGGAGGGCTAACCTATGGCTTCCGCCGGCGACGTCATAAACGGGTCTTTGCGCCTGTTAGGGGTGCTGGCTGAAGGTGAAACGCCGTCCGCGGCGACCTCGCAAGACGCGCTTACCGCGCTCAATCAGATGATTGACAGTTGGAACACGGAACGGCTGGCCGTCTTCTCTACCCAGGATCAGATTTTCACTTGGCCGCCAGGCGTTATTTCCCGCACCCTAGGCCCAACAGGCACCTTTTCGGGAGCCCGGCCTGTTTTGTTAGACGACAGCACTTACTTCCGCGACCCTTCGT